CCTGCGTCAGATTATTGACGTTATCGAGGATGGTCGGATTTCTGACAAGACGACGTATCGTGTCGTCACAAACGACCTCGACGCCTTGATCGACGAGGAGGTGGGTGATCCCGACTTCCCTTTCGAATTCGAACTGATACGTGAACATCTGCCCGGTCTCGACCGTGGCAATTTGGGTATTTTGTTCGCGCGTCCGGAAGTAGGAAAGACTACGTTTTGTTCGTTTCTTGCGGCGTCGTACGTTCGACAGGGCTTCAAGGTGTCGTACTGGGCGAACGAAGAACCGGCAGAGAAGATCATGCTGCGTATCGCACAGTCGTACTTCGCCGTATTCAAGTCAGAAATGCGCGGCCCGATGCGTGAGGATTTCGTACGTCGCTACGCAGAAGAGATAGCGCCTTACCTGACGATCATGGACTCGGTGGGCACGTCTATCGAAGAACTCGACGACTATGCCAAGCTCAACAAGCCCGACATCATCTTCGCTGATCAGTTAGACAAGTTCCGTATCGGTGGTGAGTACAATCGTGGCGACGAGCGTCTCAAGCAAACGTACGTCCTTGCGCGTGAGATAGCGAAGCGTAACAAGTGTCTTGTATGGGCTGTCAGTCAGGCAAGCTACGAGGCACACGACCGTCAATTTATTGACTACTCAATGCTCGACAACTCACGCACGGGTAAGGCGGGTGAGGCGGACATCATCATCGGCATCGGTAAGACCGGATCGAGTGAGGTAGAGAACACGGTGCGGCACATCTGTATCTCGAAAAACAAGTTGAACGGCTATCACGGCATGATCAACTCCCAGATCGACGTACGTAGAGGAGTGTATTACTGATGAGCAATCACGAGAACGAGGAGATACTTGAGCGCCTGTTCGAAGAGGAGTACGTCGCCGCACGTAAGCGGTGGCCCGACCTCGACGAGGAACAGGTAGAGAAGTTCGCAGAGTATTTTGCACGCTTGAGATTCGAGGAGCTAGAATGAACGGTATCGTATTCGACGTAGAAACGACGCACACGGCCAAAGCGAATGGCAGCACTACCCCCCTACCATATTTCGGCAATCGCCTTGTATCGATAGGATGGCGCTGGATACGTGAGCCGTACATGTATTACGACTGCTACTCGCACTCGACTGAGCCACCCACTCCTGATGCGTTCACAAGATTTCAAGACGCCTTGAACTTTTGTGATATTCTTGTGGGTCACAACATCAAATTCGACCTACAGTGGATACGTGCGTGTGGGTTTGTGTACGAGGGTGAAATTTATGATACGATGGTTGCGGAGTATATTCTATCACGAGCGAGGCGTTGGCCTCTTGGACTTGCTGCTCTTGCAGAAAAGTATGACGTTACCAAGAAAGAGAAAGACATGGTCGCGCCGTACCTTGAGAAGGGGGTCACGTTCTACGACATACCGTGGGAGGTGATCGAGGAGTACGGACGGGCTGACGTACTTGCTACACACGAGATAGCCCTCAAACAGCTAGATGCCTTTGGCACCACATACGGAGATATTTATGCAGACAAAAAATGGGCTAGTCCCGACACTGCGCCTGTCCTTTGAGATGACGGACGCCCTCGCGTCTATCGAACAAGAGGGCTTGAAGATAAACCTCGACACACTCGAAGAGATCGAGCGGTCGTACCAACAAGAGATGGATGACTTAGAGGTACGCCTCAAGGAACTCGCACAGGATGCGGTGGGTGACACGCCTGTCAACCTCGCAAGTCCGGATGATCGGTCGATGCTTCTGTACTCCCGTCGCGTCACGAACAAGCAGGAGTGGGCAGCGATCTTCAACTTGGGCACGGAGCGGCGTGGTGCTACGGTCAAGCCTAAGATGCGTCGGCGTATGTCACGCAAGGAGTTCAATCGTAACGTCGGTCGCTTGACAGAGGTTGTCTACAAAACTCGCGCAGAGCGATGCACTAACTGTCTCGGTCACGGACGCACCCGCGTCGTGAAAAAGGATGGTACGCTAGGTAAAGCAACACGAGTGTGTAGGGTATGCGGCGGTTCCGGTGTTGTGTATCATAACACACACGAGGTTGCGGGGTTCAAGCTCTTGCCCCGTACGACGTACGACTTGGCAGCGGCAGGGTTTCGTACGGACAAGGACACACTCGACGAACGGCGTGACGACTTACGGGGAGATGGTCGCGAGTTCGTGGAGTCGTACGTGCGGTACAACGCCTTGCGTACCTACCTCAACACGTTTGTCGAGGGGATAAAAAACAATGTGGACTCGAAGGGTTTCATCCATCCGGAATTCATGCAGTGTGTTACGGCGACGGGCAGGCTTTCGTCTCGCAATCCGAACTTCCAAAACATGCCACGCGGTTCGACATTCGCAATACGTAAGGTCGTCGAAAGTCGCTTCAGTGGTGGTTACATTCTTGAAGGGGACTACTCGCAGCTAGAGTTTCGTGTGGCAGGGTTCCTTGCGAAGGACGAACAAGCGTACACCGACGTAAAGAATTCTATTGACGTTCACAACTACACAGCGTCGGTCATCGGCTGCACACGACAAGAGGCGAAGGCTCACACGTTCAAGCCCTTGTACGGTGGTACGTCCGGCACAGAAGATCAGAAGCGGTATTACGCCGCGTTCAAGGACAAGTACGCTGGCGTGACAGAGTGGCACGAAGAGCTACAGCGTCAGGCTGTCACGAAGCGCGTCATCTCTCTTCCGTCCGGTCGGGAGTATGCGTTCCCCGACGCACGCTGGACAGAATACGGCACGGCTACAAATCGTACGGCGATATGCAACTATCCGGTGCAGGGTTTTGCCACGGCTGATTTACTACCTATCGCATTGGTTTCATTACATAATGTTGTCAAGAGCGCAGGTATACGCAGCGTGATTTGTAACACTGTCCACGACTCTATCGTGATGGATGTCCACCCGGACGAGAAGGATACGTGTATCGACCTGATGAAGCACGCGATGCTGTCGTTGCCGTTCGAGACTATGCGTCGTTACGGCTTGGCGTACGACATGCCCGTGGGCATAGAATTGAAGATGGGAAAAAACTGGCTTGACTTACACGAAGTAGAACTATAAGATATCATACACCCTAGATTTCCGAAAAGGAGAAGGATTATGCAAGGGACAGAAATGGTAGAAATACTTGGTGGCGATGACCTCAAAGAGATCATGCGCCTCACGGGACAGGCAGACAACACACCGAAAGAGCGTGTCGGCTTGCCTCGTTTAGGGATCAACTACGATCAGGAATCGAATGAGGGAGAGCCACTTACGAGGGGGGACTGGAAGATTATGGTCGACGGTCGCACCATCTATGCGAAAGAGGTGACGATCCAGCCACTGATGCGTCGGTTCGAATATAGTATGTGGGACTCGGAGATGAACGACGGACGGGGCGGGTTCGCTTCGAAGTCTGTACAGACCGCAGACTTGCGTGCGTCGTTCCCTGACAGCACCGGGGGCAATAAGTGCGGACGCTTGTCACGTGACGAAGAAGAGTCACTCGACGAGGGTGATCCGCGTGTGCTGCTTTCTCGTAGCGTCGTCTGTAATCAGGTGATCTACGGGAAGATTAGCGGTGACTTCAAGGACGAGGCAGGGCATCCCGTCGCGTTGTCTGAAGAGCCGTTCGTTGCGTACTTCAAGAAGTCGGGCTTCAAGCCTATTTCTGACTTTATCAGTAGTCTGTCGAACCAGAGCAAGCTGATGTGTCAGTGTCGTGTCTTGTTGCGTACGCATAAGAACAAGCGGGGCAGTGTGATTTACTGGACCCCTGTGCCGACACTTGAAGGCACCGTGCCTCTCAATGAAGAGGACAAAAAGTTGATGATGAAGTTCGAAGAGACCATCAACGGGCACAACGATATGATTATGAAGGAGCATGTCGAAGCGTCGAAGAAGCAGCTTGCGGATGAAGACTACGATCTCGCAGCAGACTTCAAAGATGCAGATGCTGCTTAATATTCAGGATTACATGACAAAGGTTATCCGGGGGGAGACAGCCCTCTCCCCGGCTAACGTCGATTTGTTTGTTGAAGATTGTAAGAAGGCTGTCATAAGTCAGCTAGGCGGACGGGAGCGTGAGTATCGCATACGCATGTCCGGACTCGGAAAGCCCCTCTGTCAACAGGTGTGTGACAAGCACGGCATCGAAGAGACGATGCAGTACAACAGCATCATGCGCTTCCTGTACGGTGATATCACAGAAGCCGTTATGATGCTTGTCATGCGCGAGGCCGGTATCGACATCGTCGACTATCAGCGAGAAGTCGATCTCGATCTCGACGGGCACCACATCACTGGCACGCTCGATGTCATCATACGTGACGGCGCGGGTGTCGAGAAGGTGTGGGACATCAAGTCAGCAAGTGACTGGGCCTTCAAGAACAAGTTCACTGGCTTCGGCGGCTACGAGGCTATGAAGACGGACGATCCCTTCGGCTACATCATGCAGGGCTTCCTCTATTCCGAAGCGGTGGGTATGCCCTTCGGCGGCTGGATCGTAGTGAACAAGTCGAGCGGCGAAGTCGCAGTGGTCGAAACGTACGACTGGACGGGTGAAGATAAGGACAAGTATCTTGCGGATGCGAAGAAACGTGTGAAGTTTCTTAGCGATCCGGACGTGGCTATGTTCCGTCCGTACACAGACGAGTTCGAAACGTACAAGCGTAAGGGTGAGGTGATACGCACAGGCAACAAGGTTTTGCCGAAAGAGTGCGGCCTGTGTGGATACAAGACACACTGCTGGCCTGACGCAGTCGTACATCCCCGCGTCACCTCGCAGGCCAAGTCACCACCGATGGTGTGGTACTCTCGCCTCAAGACACGGGAGATTTGATGGCCTATGTATTTACGCGCGACTACGAGCTAGAGCTTCTCGAACTCAACAAAGACATGTATCACGTCTACATCGAAGCCCACGTCGGTTCCGGTGGAGAGCGTAAGATTATTTTTTTGCGTCAACACGAGCGGGGTTTACCGTTGACACTGCGAGAGAATTTCACGCAGGATGGCGTAATGTCTCCGAACACGGAGAAGCGCGACATCACAACAGTCGAACATCAAATACAAAAAATAAGTCGACTAGCTAACGCAGGAGTTAATGTATGTGTCCCCCTGACTTGTTTGACAAACGAATGCTTTTCGCTGGAACGTCAGTCCCCAAAGCTGGCCGGGTATCTCCTAAAGCGACTAGCATCCGTCGGAATGCGTCTATGAAACAAAGCTCGGCCAAGAAGGCCGGGTTTCGTTCGAACTTCGAATTGAATTTAGCGCGTGCCCTTGCCGACCGTGGTGTCACGTACGAGTATGAGTCAACAAAACTGACCTATATTCCTAAGCCTCGTACCTACACACCTGACTTCTTCATCCCTTCGACGAACATCTACATCGAAGCGAAGGGACATCTCGACAAGGGCGACCGAGTGAAGATGCTTCTTGTAAAGGAGCAGTATCCCGAACTCGATATACGTTTTGTGTTTCTGAATTCTCGTAATAAAATTTACAAGGGATCGAAAACGACCTACGCAGACTGGGCTACGAAGAACAAGTTCGAGTGGGCGGAGGGATCGATACCAGAGGAGTGGTACAAATGAGTGACTTGCAGCACGAATTAGAGAAGGCTTCTCTTCTTCCGGACAGATGGTACTTGATTATGAAAGAGGCAGAGGACGGCTTCACCATCGCAGCGT